AAGAACAGAAACTCTCAATGTTCAATAATTTTCTCTTAAATCTATAAACTCTATAAATAAGTATAGATTAAAACAATTTTGTAACAATTTTGTTTTCCTCTGAGAGTAAACAATGTCCGTTGGTAACCAATTAAAAGAAATGGCAGAAAATGTAGTAACCAAAGGGGCAACAACTGCAGATCCAATGCAGAAGACCCCCGATTATGTACCAGGTCATGGTCAAATAGAAGATCTTGGCGGTCCATCCCCCGATAACTACAAACCAGATGACGATTCAGCAAAGCTGAAGACACCATCTGCAGTTGTAGCAAAACCACCTGGAAAACCAGGTGCAAAGGCAGATCCAATGCCAAAAGCTCCAGATTATGCACCTGGTAAAGGTGGTGCTGATAGTTACAGCACTGGTAGTGGTAAGGCAAAAACTAAGGTTGAAGAAACCGAAGTTGAAGGTGATGTAGTCGAGGAAGAAAAAATCGACTCTACAGGAGATATTAATATCGATGTCACTGACGACATTAATGCAATGTTTAATGGTGAAGAACTCTCCGAGGAATTCAAAGGAAAGGCAGCAACAATTTTTGAAGCTGCTGTTAGAGCAAAAGTTAACGAACTTGCAGAGTCTATCGAAAAGCAGTATGCAGAAGCAGCTGCTGAAGAAGTCACTGAGTTCAAAACAGAACTAACAGAAAGAATCGACAACTACCTTGAGTACGTTGCCGATGAGTGGTTCAAGTCTAATCAACTTGCAGTTGAAAACGGACTCAAAACAGAAATGACTGAATCCTTCTTAGAAGGTATGAAGTCACTATTTGAAGATCATTATGTATCCATACCTGAAGATAAATATGATGTACTTGAGGCTATGAGCGTCAAGTTAGATGAAATGGAAACAAAACTCAACGAGCAGATTGAAGCTAACGTCACACTTCACTCAAAACTATCTGAGTCTACTAAGGCTGAGATCGTAAGTGAACTATCCCGTGGTTTAGCTGAGTCTCAAAAAGATAAACTCGCCTCTCTTGCAGAAGGTGTTGAGTTTGAGAGTGAAGAACAATTTACAGAGAAGTTAACTACTATTAAAGAATCTTATTTCTCTAACGGTACAACTACTCAAATTAGTGAGCAGGCAGAAGAACCTAATATGGATAAAGGTACTTCAGATACAATGTCAGCTTATATCAGAGCACTTGGTAAGTATTCTGGAAAGTGATTTTAATATCATTAAAAACTCAAACATCTCACGCAAAACTCTACTAAAATGTTAGGCAATGCAAATTATCTAGAGGAGAAGTGGGCTCCTCTACTCGACGCAGAAGGCGTTGAGAAAATCTCAGACCCACATAGAAGAGCAGTTACTGCTGCTATTCTAGAGAACCAAGAGAAAGCACTTAAAGAAGAAGCAGGTTTACTTCAGGAAGCACCTACTTCTGGTTTTGGCGGTGCTCTTTCAGGTGGTGCAGACTTTAAAGGTGGTGCACTCACTTCTACTGGTTCACCCACCGCAGGTTTCGACCCAGTTTTAATTTCATTGATCAGAAGATCAATGCCAAACTTGGTTGCTTATGACCTTGCTGGTGTTCAACCAATGAACGGTCCTACAGGACTTATCTTCGCAATGAGATCTAAGTTCGTTAATGACGACGGTTCACTTGGTAGCGAAGCATTATTCAACGAGCCAGATACAACTTTCTCTGGTTTATCAACTGCTGCTAACCAATCACTTGGTGCAGACTACACTGGTGCTACTGATGGTGGCGCTGCTGTTGGTTTCGGTACTACCGAGCAACAAGGAGCTAATCCTGGTCTTCTTACTCTTAACTCAGATGGCAAGAGCTACAACGTAGGTCAAGCAATGAGTACTGCTGAGGCAGAAGCACTTGGTGATGCTGGTAACGCTTTCCGCGAAATGTCCTTCAGCATCGAGAAGGTTGCTGTTCAGGCACGTTCAAGAGCGCTAAAGGCAGAGTACAGTTTGGAACTAGCACAGGATCTCCGCGCTATTCATGGTTTAGATGCTGAGGCTGAATTAGCAAACATTCTCTCAACAGAGATACTTGCTGAAATCAACCGCGAAGTCATCAGAACCATCTATAAGTCTGCTGAGGCAGGTGCTCAGAACAACGTTGCAACCGCAGGTGCGTTTGACTTAGACGTTGACTCCAATGGTAGATGGTCAGTTGAGAAGTTCAAAGGTTTACTTTTCCAAATCGAGAGAGATGCTAACGCAATCGCACAAAGAACTCGTAGAGGAAAGGGTAACATAATCCTATGTTCTTCTGACGTTGCTTCTGCATTAACAATGGCTGGTGTTCTAGATTACACCCCTGCACTTAATGCTAACCTTAACGTTGATGACACTGGTAATACATTTGCTGGTACAATCAATGGTAAGTACAAAGTATACATCGACCCATTCTCAGGTGGTCAGAACGCTTCTGGCGCTCAGTACTACGTTGTTGGTTACAAAGGTACTTCACCTTATGACGCAGGAATATTCTACTGCCCATACGTTCCACTACAGATGGTAAGAGCAGTTGGAGAAAACACCTTCCAACCAAAAATCGGGTTTAAGACTCGTTACGGTATGGTTGCTAACCCCTTCTCAGAAGGCACCAACGCTGGTGCAGGTCGTATTTGGCCTGGTGTTAACAGATACTATAGACGTGTACGTGTTGACAACCTAATGTAAGCGAGATGCTTATATTACTTTTTTTCCAAGAGGGTGCTTGACACCCTCTTTTTTTATGTTATACTATAGGAGTCGTAAGTTTTTCGCTACCTATGACTGCTGCATATCCCTTTGATGGTTTCAGATATGGAGGCGATAGGAAACCATCTCTTTCATGATTAATAAAATTGCTAATATAGAGGGTGCTTGACACCCTCTTTTTTTATGTTTATAATTACATATGTAAATTTAAAAATTGCATATTTAAATTATGAATAAACCATTATCTAACGTTAGAACTTTAATTCCTTTTACTGGCGGTAAATGGCAACCATTAATAGAAAATGAGATTTTCTCAGCGATAGTAAAAAATCCTCCAAAATTTTGGGGAATATCTTTTATGAAATTTTGTATCTTTGATATGAGTAAAATAAATTTTGCAGAGGATGGAGAAGACAATGAAGCAAGAGCAAGTGGTACTAGATTAAAAAAGAAAGATCTTGAGAACGGTTGGGACGTAACACAAAAACCTCTGATAGTTGTTAATGTTGATGGACAGTACTATCTTTGGGATGGATTTAATAGATGGACTTTACTAGATGAACTTGGAGAGATAACAGCACCTGTATGGTTGTATCACTTTGATAAAAGTTTTAATGTAAAAGATGTTAAAGAACATGTACAATTAAGTGCCAATAATCATCCCCAATCAGATGAAGCTAAAAGGAGGGATTATATTAATACAGGTCTTAGATGGGCAAAGAGAAATAATATTAATGATCTTGATGAAATTATAGATTGGGTCAATGGTTCTGAACATCAATTTGGAGATCGCGATGTTAACAAAATTGCTGCATCTATTTTAGTTGAATCTGAGACTACCAATGTTAGACATATACCTACAGGTTCAGCAGCAAAATCAGAAGCATATAGTTTTTTAGATATAGATTTGGAGTATGGTAGTAACACTATTACAAATCCAATAGTCGTATGTACTAAAGAAATTGATTACATCAAAGATGCTTTTGTGACTCACATGAGAAATTTTGTCCAAAATGATGAACCTGAGACAACAGAAATTATTGGTTACACTAAAGGTTGTGAGACTGAGCAAGAAGTAATTAAGCAACGTGAAGATGCTATAAAATCTTTTGAAGAACTTGACAAATTAGTATGTAAGTATGCTTACTTAAAATCTCAACTTAATGGTAAATTGCCATATGCATGGAAAGGATTTTTACCACAACTATATGGTAAAGAATGTGGAGATGGTATTGCTAAAAAATTAATAGAATAATATGATGTCAAGATCTCCTAACAATAAATATTGTTACAGGAGGTAAAGACAAATGTTACGCATTAACTTAAATTGGGAACGACCAGAAGTTCCAGAATACGACGAAGAAATCCATAATCCAGAGAAGGTCTTTGCCCTCCTGTGTTATAGAGGTGTATATTATGCAAAGTGGGTGGTAATGAATCCCTTTAAAAAATGGGAACAATACAAAATAGGATGGGAGTGGAAGTAATGTCACGATCTCCTAACAGTTTGTAAAGAAAAACCCCGACTAGGTATAAATTTTTCGGTAAATAATAATAGGGTTGGAGGAAAGAAAATGCACTAAACCTCCTGTATTATGTTTCTTAATTAATGGAGTAAAATGCATAATCTAATACCACGTAGTGAACTAGACTCGTGGCAACACTATAGTACGTCAAGCGACGATAAGATCGACGACTACTATGAATGTCTAGTTGAATGCGATTCAAGACAAAACGAATGCAAACGAATATGTAGAGAAATTCTACAATAAATACAGGAGGTCAAGAGACCTCCTTTTTTATTAAATGAAATATCTTACTCATCCTCTGACCGTATGTAATCTAATTATCGTAGGGTCTCTTGTCTTCATCGA